CAAGACCAACACGCCCACATTCTCGTTCCACTCGACCAGTGGCCCCATGTACGGCTTTACGTTTGATCTCGCGAACGATCTGCAATACCAGAACGTCGTCGGTTCCGAGTCGATCCAACTGGTCGACCGCGCCCCCGTCGGCACGATCGCCATCGAAGCGCCGGCGCTGTCCAGCAAAAACTGGTTTACGACTGCGCTTGCATCAACCACGTCCTCGCTTCAGCTCATCCACGGCACGGCGGCTGGAAACATCGTGCAGTTTGACGCTCCTGCGGTGGAGGTGTTTTCCCCGCGTTACGGCGAAAACGCGGGCATCTCGACGATCGAGATGAACCTCGCCTTTGTCCCGTCCTCGGGCAATGACGAGTTCACGATCACCGTGAAATAAAAAGGCGGCGCGGGCCACTCCTCCCGCGACAACGTCCGGCGCGCGCGTTGACCGTGCGCGCGTCGGGCGCCGCCTCCCCAACGGTCATTTTTTCAACGGTCAAAGGATCTCATCATGTTCACGCTCAAGAAATCCCGCACGTTTACCTGGCCTGTTTCCGTGTACGAACCCGACGCCGGGAAGCACGTCCGCGCACAGTTCACGGCCACCTTTCGCGTCATGGATCGCGACGATCTGCAAACGCGGATGCGCGAAATCTCCGACCCCGAACTTCCCGCAACCGAACAGGCCCGCCGCATGGGTGACTTTTTGTTGGCCGTCGTGGTGCAGGTCGAAGGCGTCCAGGTGGCGGACGAGTCCGGCGGAACCGTCAGCATGACAAACCGGGACATCTGCGAGGCCCTTATCGCTGACACGTTCGCAGGGCCTGCGCTCTTCGACGCGTATGTCGAGGGCATCGCGGGGCGCAACCGAAAAAACTAATCGACGCCGCGCTGCACCTGACCCGTGCGCGTGGCGATGACAACGACGACTTCGCGGACGACCTGCGCTCCTGGGGCGTTGAGCCCGAGGAAGCCGCGAAGCTGCTGAAAGACACATCCGATCCGGTCTTTGAGGTCGATCCCGAGAACTGGGAGGCCCTCGTGCTGTTCATGCGCTGCCAGACGCAGTGGACCGTCGGGGGAATGGGCCAACGTGTCGGCTTGAACTATCCCGGCGTGGAATGTGTCGCGCGGCTCTCTGCCGTCGAACTGACCCCCGACCGTTTTGATCAGCTCCAGCTGCTCGAAATGACGGTCATCAACGAACTCAACAGGCGGGCCGCAAGTGGCAAAACCCCTAGTCGAAGTCGCAATAAGCGCTGACGGATCTGTTTTCGTCCGCGAGGTCGACAAGGCCACGGGTGCGTCTGAGAAGTTCTCCTCGTCCGTCAAAAAGTCAGGCGATACGGCCAAGCAGACGGCGAAAGACGTTGAGGGCTTTGGGGCAGAGTTCGGCAAAGCCGCGAAGTGGGTCGCCGCAAGCGCAGCGGCCGCCGCCACGGGCGCCGCGCTTTTCGTGAAGTCCGCGATCGACACGGCAGACGCCGCGGGCATTCTGGCCGGCAAGCTGGACATCAGCACCGAGTCGCTGTCGAAGCTCCAGTACGCCGCGACGCTTGCTGACGTGTCGCAGGGCGCCCTCGAGGGCGGCCTGAAGAAGCTATCGACCACGCTTACCACCGCGCTCGACCCCGGGTCGAAGGTGGCGAAGATGTTCGATGCGCTCGGTCTGTCTGTCCGCGAGCTGATTGAGCTGCCAGCCGACCAGCAGCTCGGCCGCATCGGTGATGCTCTCGGCCGGGTCGAAAACAGCAACATGCGGGCCGCGCTTGCACAGCAAATCTTCGGTAAGTCGGGGCAGGAACTGATCCCGATTCTGGCCGAGGGTTCTGAGGGCATTCGCAAAGCCGGCGACGAGTTGGAGCGGTTCGGCGGCGTCATCTCCGGGGATCTCGCGCAGCGTGCCGGGGAGTTCAACGACAACCTCGACCGTATCAAAACTGCGGCAGGCGGGCTCGGGCTTCAGGTTGCCGACCAGTTGCTGGGGCCGATGAATGATCTCTCGAACGAGATCCTAGAGCTTGCCCAGCAGAAGGAAAACGCCGAGGGCATCGCGACATTCATCGAGGGCATCGGCCGCGCGGTAGTGTTTACCGTTCAGGCAGTTGCAAACACCGGAAACGTGTTCCGGTTCCTCGGCGAAGAGCTTGCCGCCCTAGTTGGTGGTCCTGCGATAGGTGACATTGAACGCATCGATAGGGCTATCAAGGATCTGCAGGAACGGCTCAGGCCCAACAATGAGCGCGGCCCAGCGGCCGGGTTTGTGATCCCGACGTTTATCTCCGACGAAGAGCGGGCGAAGATCGAGCAGGACATTGAGCGCCTGAAGCAGATGAAACGCGTTTCGGAGGATCTGGCGCAGATGCAGGTCCGCGCGCAGGAGTCTGCAAAGGCGGCCGCAGATGCTCAAGCAAAACAAGGTCAATCAGCCGGCGCTGCTGTAGCTCCGACGGGCCGGCTTGCCGTAAGCGTCGAGGCGCTTACGCAGGCGCTGCAAGAAGAGACGCCCGAGCAGAAGGCGGCCACGTCGGCGCGAGAAGCTGCCGCCAAAGCCGCAGACGAAGCGCGCAAAGGCCTCGACGAACTGGTGCAGTCAAAGCGAATCGAGAACGCCCTGCTCGGCGTAAGCGCTCGAGATCAGGCGCGGTATCGGGCGCAGCTTCAGCTGACAGAGATCGCCGCGCGCGGAAATGTTGTCGTCACTGAAGAGATGCGCCAGGAACTGGACGCGTTGACGATGAGCACATACGACACCACCGAGGCCACGAAGGCGCACGAGAAGGCGATGCAGGACGCGGCGAACGCGGCGAACCCGTGGGCCGATGCGCTTGAGGGCGCCGCGCAGCGGATCGATTCTGCGTTCGTGGACATGTGGAAGAACATCGGATCCGGCTTTGACTCGTTCGCCGATTCTCTGAAAGAGTCCTTCAAGCAGCTTCTCGCCGAGCTGGCGCACATGGCTATCACCCGCCCGATCCTGATGCGGATCGGGGCAGCTTTCGGCCTGGGCGGCTCGTCCGGCGCGATGGCGAGCGGCGGCGGTGGCGGTTTCGGGTTTGGCGGTATCGGTTCGATTTTCTCCGGCGCAAAAAACTTCCTCGGCGGCTTTAAATCGGGCGGATTGTCGGGCGGCATCGACGCGCTTATGGGCGCCAGCTCGCTGTCCAGCAACTGGCTTGGCAATGCCATGTCGGAGTTCAGGTTTGCGCTTGGGGACGCCTCGCGCGCGCTTGGGCTTGACGGTCTGGCCGGACGGTTTGACGCAGCCGGGCTCAAGATCAACACGTTCGGGCAAAGCATTGTCGATTTCGGCGCGAATCTGGGCGCCGGGATGGCTGGAAACTGGGCAGGCAACAAGCTCGGGCAAAGCCTGTTCGGTGAGCGGAAAACCACCGGCGCTGGTGGAACGGTTGGCGGCGTAATTGGTTCTGCCTGGGGACCAATCGGAACGGCGATCGGTTCGTTCCTCGGCTCGCTTGCCGAAAATGCGATCGGAAAGATTTTCGGCACTGGCGACCTGGTGAAGTGGGGCAAGCTAGGCATTACCACGGGCGGTGGAAGCAACATCCCGAACGATGGTTCGGCGCTTGAAACCGTCACCGCCGCTTCCGGCCTGACGCTGACGGCTGTTGCAAAGCGCACAGACAAAGACGCGGCCCTGCAACTGCTTGAGGGCTTCAACGCCATTGACGGCGCCCTGACGGCAGCGGCTCGCTCGGCCGGCATCACCGTCGATTTCGCGAACAAGGTCCTCGGCAACACGTCACTGAACGTCGACAACGAAGGGCCGAACAATTCATTCGGCGTCGGCGACCGTCTCGACAAATTCTCAGCAGACCGGATCAAGGGCTCGGCTGACGAGTTCGCGCGGGCGTGGCTGGCAGAGATCGACGATCAGGTTTCTACCAGGGTCAAAACCGTCCTCGGTGACACGGCAAGGAAGACCGCCGACCAGATCGTTTCGCTTTTCACCGCAGCGTCCGATCTTGACCGCCTGCTGAAAATCAACGTTTTGGAAGAAACGGCAAAGGCTGCCGAAGCGGCCTCAAAAACCATTATTTCGGCCTACGACGAAGCGACGCAGAAGGTCGTGGATCTTGCCTCCGAGTACGACGGTACCGCGGAATCGTTGACTACGCTCAACCAGGCGCTGGCCGAGCAGAAGGCGATCGCCGTGCAGCTCGCCGAGCAGTACCGCCAAGTCGCGCTTGCGGTCAATGACGCGTTCGGAAACACGATCATCCAAATACAAGACAGCTTGCTGTCCGACGCCGATCTCTACGCCAAGCGCCGCCAGCAGATCGCGGAACTTACCACCGAACTCGGCACTACGATCGACCCGGCCCGAATCGCTGCCATCTCGGATCAGATCAATCAGCTCGCGTCCGCGGCCTATGGTCTCCTCGACGAGTCGCAGCGCGCTGCACTGGGCAACGAGTTTGTGACCTTCCTCGAAAACGCCCGCGACCTCGCAACCGCGCAGCTCACCGCCGGCACCGATCAACTTGGAAGCCGGGAGACGGGTCTCGCCGGGGCGGTTGATCTGGAGCTGATGGCGCAGGCCGCGCAGACGCAGCAGACCGCAGCAAACACATTCGCCAATGCGGTCAACACGTTTGCCGGCATCGTTGGCGGAAACGGTATCTCGATCGACATCGAGGCCATCCTCGCCAACCTGCGCGCGCAGGGCGTCGAGGTGAACGGATGAGGCCGCTGTCATCCGTCAACCGAACAGGCATCGCACAGACGCTCACGCGCCCCGTTTACCTAGTCGAATTCGGCTTCGCCACGCCGCTGCGGCTGTCTAGCCGCAACACCATCACATACGCCGGCAACAGCTTCTCCGCTGCGGCCGTGACGGTAGACCTGTCAGGCCTGACGGTGCGAATTCTGAACGCGTCGCTAGCCTATACCGGCACGTTTAAAGACGGCGGCGACGGTGTAGCGGTCAAGATATGGGCGCTGTACGGCGATGCGGCGCCCGCTCTCAATGACGCTGACGTTGTGTTCTCGGGCGAGATGGGTGCCGTTGGGCTGGGCGAAACCATTGCTGTGCGCCTGCGTGAAGCGGCGCCAAAGCAGATCCCGCGGCTTACGGTTGCACCACCGATATTCAAGCATTTACCCCCGGATGGGCTTGAGATTCGCACGCCCGCGGGGCTGTTCGTTTTGGAGCGTGGCTGATGGCGACATATCCCACAACGATCGGAAAGCGCACCACCGTGCGCGCGCTGAACGACCGCAAGACCGACATCTCTGAAGCCGGCGGCGTGCGCATCGTGGACTTGTCTGCGGCGCAGGTGTACGAGGTAAAAGTGGAGCATCCGCTGATCAACTCGACGGATCTGACAACGCTGCGGACATTCTGGACGACGAACAAAAACGTGGCCAACACCATCGCGGCCGGTGACGGCTACAGTTACTCGGGCTTCTTCGTGAACGAGTTCGAGGTGGACGTCATCAACGGCACCTGGGCAAACGCTCGCGTCACCATCGTCGGATCCCGCCTGTGAGCCTGACGATCCCGCCCTACATCCCGCCCGTCACCGGTGCCGGAACGCTGAACGGCCAACGGGAAATCTCCCGCCAGGTCAAAACCATTGCCGCCGCCGGCACTACCGTCCCCATTGTCTATGGCGAAGCGCAGATCGGCGGCCGTATCTTCGCCGCGACGTTCACCGGCGGTTTTTGGTATGTCGGCGCCGTGTTCTGCGTTGGCGAAATCGATTCGTTCACATCGCTCTATTTGAACGGTGTGGACGTCAAGCCTGCCACGCCGGCCGGCATGACCATCACCTACTACGTGGGCACCACAGCGCAGACGGCAGACGCCACGCTGGCCTCGGCCATCTCCGGCTATACCGACACGCTTGTGGTCACCAACGGCGGCGGCAGCGTCGGGCTGGCGTATGTGGTGCTGAAATACAACGAATCCCACTATTCGGGATTCCCGACCATCATGGCGAAGATCAAAGGCCGGAAAGTCTTTGCATCATCCGAGAACGTCATGCTCCGATCGCAGGAGCTGGACAACGCATCGTGGGGTCAGACAAACACGATTGACATCGATGTCACGCCAAACGCTACAACGGCGCCCGATGGCACGCTGACCGCAGACAAGCTAATCGAAATAACCACAACAAGCACAACGCGGTGGCTTTTCAATGTCATCAGCTCTTTAAACGACATACCTAGCAACGCTGACGCGACGCTGTCCGGGTACTTCAAGAGCGCTGAGCGCACGGCGGTCAGGTTTTTGTTACGAGACAAAGCAAACAACTTTCACGGATACATCTTCGACCTGGCCAGCCAGACAGCAACCGTCTCAAGCGGCACGCCGGCAAGTGGCGGGATTATCAGCGTTGGGAACGGTTGGTATCGGTGCTGGGTTACGATCAACATTCTGTCAGGTGCGGCGGTGCCCAGTGCCCGAATCCAGATGGTCAGCGGCACCTCTGACCTGACATATGCGGGCGTGGTGAACTCGGGCATTTTTGCGTGGGGGATCCAGCTGGAGCCCGCCGCATCCATGGGGATGTATTCCGCCACCGCCGCCACCAAAACGGCTGCCGCGTGGTCAGACAATCCGGCCTATTGCCTAAACGATTTAATCAGGAACCGCGTTTTCGGTTTAGGTGAAGACGTTGATGCGTTAAGCGTCCAGTGCGCTGCGGCGGAATGCGACGCGCTGGTTACAACAGAAAAACGGCGCACGCTGAACCTTGTCATCGACTCGGCGCGCTCGGCTACTGACTGGATCGACACGCTTGCCACATACGCCGGGGCGTGGGCGTTTAAGTCAGGCGCTCGGTGGGTTCTCAAGCCTGATCGTCCTGCGTTCCTGTGGCAGTTCAGTTCAACCGATGGGGGTTGGACGGGTACACGTCTCACGCTAACCACTGGCGCAACCGCTCTTACGATTACCGCCACGGCTACCGACCCAGTTCTGCGCAG